CCAGTCTTCAAATAGATAGAAGAATCTGTGTATCTACCTGTGATTGGCGAAGCTGTGTTCGCAATTTGAACTACATAATTGTTTTGAAAATTTTGTAAGTAACCAGTATTATACGCCTGATAATTATTACCAGTATTAGCTACCTTGATAAAATCAATAGATCCTCTAACAGCATTATTTGTTACGCTATTATTTGGAGTAACTGGGATGTAAGAAGTAGAAGTAAATTTAGTATTTGCGTTAGATTCAATACTATACATATATTTCCAAATATAACCATCAGAAGTAGAAAACACACCACTTGTAGTTGTTAATGATGGCTTTACTGTTGATTTTGCGTTATTATTGTTATCAATACATTTATATACTTCATAAGCATCTGTCATAACATAAAATTGTTTATCATAAAGATTAGGTTCTGATTGATTATATGCAGAGTAAACTGTACCACTAGTCCAATTATATCTTGGGATCATATATGTAACATCATTAGAAGTAATCAATTTACCGAAAACGATGTCTTTGTAAATAGACTGTTCATATGAATATACAGAAGAATTAGCTGTAGGAACAGCTGTATCATCTATTTGACCATTTGAATTTATCCAAGAATCAGCTTTACCATAAAATAGGTAATACGAATTTTTTGAGCTCTTTACGTTATTAACGAAAGAACTAATACTATCGATATACTGATTTATTGTTAAAACTGCCATTCTTTAACCCAATTTATTTTATCTATTTATGACTGCGTAATGGAAAATGATTCTGGTGTAGTATAATTGTCAATCAGATAGCTATTTAATGCATACTTACCAAACATTTTCATACCGCTTGGATGAATTAAACTCTTGACGTATTTCTCATATGTTTCCATCATACGTGATGCTACTATTTCATATGAGAAATTTTGATAATAATAACTGTCTTGTATATTTATGGTGTCTGAAGTAAAGCTTTTATTGTTTTTCCAATAACCTTGACCCTTACCATTATTATCGACAACAGAAACTCCACTTACTACTACAGAATTATTGGGGTTACTCAAGTAGATAGTTTCGTTTAAATTATATCCATATCCAGAATCAACAATTTCTAAAGCAGTAACAACACCTTTGGCTGAACTAGCTTTAGAAGTAACTACAGCATCATATCCATAATATCCGTTACGACCATTGTTGATTCTTAAATCGTATATATCTGGTTCAATTACGCTTACAACAGGATTATCTGAATAACCTTTGCCAGGATTAACATTTTTAAGATATGTAATTGTTCCAACTTCGAAATTTTTTACAGTCAATAGAACGCTTAATGGTGTATTTAAATTAGATCTATAACCAAGACCAGTAGCACGAGGTAACATCCAATCAGTCAATCTAGTTTGTGAAGTTATTTTTGATGTATAGCTATAATTATCACCAAACTGAGTACCAGTTACAGTTGAACCAATAATAAAATTACCTTGTATTTGATTTAACAGCATTTCTGAAGTGTTAGCTGTAAGAACAATACCATTCGCGACGTTTGTTTTTTTAGCTGTTACTCTATTAACTTTAACCAATGAAGAAGAAGTATTACTGATCAATATGATACCAGATACTAAATTAGCATTGGTCAAATTAGTATCAGTTCCAGTTATATTAATATTGTTACCATCAACTTGATATGCAATAAGGTTATTAATACCTAAAAATGTATTAGAAAAAGATTCGCCGTTAGCTGCAGCAGAGTATAATTGTTGTACATCTAATACTCGGGTATTAGCAGAACCTTTAATTTTTTCACCAACTATGTATGTACCTGTTGGATTGCTTATTGTATATCTAACACCTGCAGCTACATCTTCAATAGCAGTGCTTTGGTATGATGAAAGTTTATCAGAAACAATTTGATAAACTTTTTTATCTGTTATACCACCAACTTGAAACGATGCGCCAACACCATAACCACCAGTCACAGTAACAATAGCGTTAACAGAAAATCCGTGTCCACCATCAACAAGGTTAAAATCAACTTTACCGCTTTCTTCTTTTGTTGCAGCAACACGAGCTATACCACCTTCACCACCAGCATTTACGCTAAGTAAATCACCAATATTGAAATTGCTTCCACCATTCGTTATACTGATAGAAGAAAGAGAACCGAAAATAATAGGAGCATTTTCAGTAGTAATTTCAGGAAAATCATCACAGTATATCTGCTCATTAAAATTGAATGAACCTTTCAATCCTGATAAAACAAGTACGTTTATTGTTTTGTTATTAACAATTTTAACGAAGTAGTTTTCTACTGTAGCTAAACCTTCTTTTTTAGAATAAATTGTTTTACCAATTAATTTAGCAAGTAATGGATGATCTGATACTTCAATATATTTTGGAACATACCAAGTAGCTTCAGATGGTTTAAATATAAAATCTCCTGGTATATACAAAGAAATTTCTTCGTTAAAAATCATACGAAACAGTAGTTCATATGCTCTTTGTGTACCTTTTGATCTATACAAATCAATAATGTGCTTGACTAATAATCTTTTATCAGATATAATAGATTCTGGGAGCGATGAAATATATTTGTTCTTGAAGTACTTAACGAAATCATTAGGTGTTGTATCTAACTCTTTGATCTCATACAAAGAGCGAGATAAGTTAATGAAATTGTTTTGTTGTTCAGCCCATTCATAATACGCCTTAACAAAAGCAATGAAATTCGGTCCTTCTTCTTGATAGAAGCTTGGAAACTGTGATTCAATAAAAGGCGATATATTTTTTTCTATATTCATGAAGATACTACTGAGATATTAAGATTGTCTATATCTATTTCAATTAAATCATTTTTTGTAGCATACAAGTCTTCGTATTTTGGAGATGCATAAAAAACAATACCAACATCAGATAAGAAATTAGAAACAGTTAAACTTTTAATTTGAACACTACCAGTATCATAATCTAAAGTTCCAACTTCTGTATAATTCTGAGTATTCCCAGCTGTTATCTGCTTTAAATATATTACTTTATTTGTATTGATTATATTATATGTAGATTGAGATCCACTTCTCACGAATGTATTTTTATTTGGATTATAATCAGTAAATACGTATATATTACCATCGTTCAATAGAAATTGACTACTTACCAAAGTTCCAGGTAAAATATCATTGTTAAATGATAAAGAAATTGGAGTGTTAACATTTAAAGATATATTAGATATTTTTTTAAGTAAATTTTGTAATTGAATACTTTCTATACTATTATCGATGTTGCTAAGACTTGCTAAAAATTTAGAGTATCTAAAAGCAATATTGAAATTTTGAAGATAAGAAGAATTGTATGTTTTTGTAGCTTGAATAAGCATGCTTTTAACATCTGCAGGAGACAAATTCGTTTTATCGAAATTTACTGTTGCAGTTACAGTTGGCGAGATGTATAGAAAATCTGGATCAATAATAACTGGTTTAATACCAATAGAATTTTTATTTGAAATGAAATTGATGATATCTGTTTTCAATGAATCCGTTACAATAGATCCAGAACGACTTACCGCAGAAATAAACACTTTACCATATTCAACTGATCCAGAAACGGTTTCTCCACCGTATACGTTCACAGCTTTAATTACTGGATAATTTTCATAAATTATATTCGCATAATCGCTATTGTTAACAGCTCTATCTTGAGTTTGATAATGCTTAGGAGCTCTGTAACGCACTGATTCAATAGTTTCCATAGAATCACCATCAACAGATGCAGCTATTGTTGTGACAGTAACTGTAGCTTGTACCTTATTATATAAACCGATATCTCTATCTGCTCTGAATGAAGTAACACCATTACCATCTAACCCATTTGAAATACGGTATGTCACAAGTATAGTCGAATTATTTTGAGGGTAACGACCAAATACATTATCTCCAAATACTATTTCATAATAACCATCTAATGTAGCCTGAACAAAATATACAGCTGATTGATTAGTCAAACCATACAAATTAGAAGCTTGTGTAAAATCAGTTACATTTAAACCGTCGTTTTCTGATACTGATACTGCGATACTTGTTGTATCGATATTCTTATTAGATATGATGAACTTTTGATTTTCTACACTAGCATCGATAATATATGTTTCGTTAAAATATGTACCTTCATATATGTCTAAATTACTAATTGCGAATGTAGAAGAAGTAGAAGTTAAAATATGAGTTTCTGATGTAGTGTATACATAAGAACCATTAGCATTTTGACCACTAAACTGAGATCCTTTGGGAATTTCTATTGTATTAGTGTTACCAGAATTTACATTGATAGAAAGGTTTACTAATGCTTTTGCTGAACGAGCTGATCTAGGAATGTAGTTTAATTCTTTTGCGTGCGAAATAACAGAACTAAACATCTGCGCTGAGTCTAGAAACCCTTCTGAAACTGCCATATTAAGATAGAAAGAGTTCAAATATGAATTGTATGAAAGAACGTCAAGCAAGACGTTCATATTCGAACCTTCGAAATCGTAATCTCTGAATACACTTTGAGACTTCAAGTATGATTTAAAATTCGACTTTAAAGCGTCAAAATCTAATGATACAAGGCTTAACGAGCTATTTGCCATTATCTTACTCTTTTGAGAATTACGGATAGTTGAATTGGTGTATTATTATTTATTAGAGAAAAAACAACGTTGACATTAAAAGAATTTCGATCAGGATTTGAATAAACATTTACTTCTAATATCAAGGCTCTTGGTTCATTTTGAGATATGGTGCTTTTTGTAAAGGCAGTTATATTTTCAGCTGTAATAATATCATTTGGTTCGAAAAGAGAACGAAATATATTAGAACCAATAGTAGGCTGAAACAATCTTTCTCCAAGGTTAGTAAGTATTAAATTTCTGATAGATTGTTTAACAGAGTTTTCGTTAACAACTTTTGCAAGAGAATTGTTGATAGGATGACTATCGAAGTTGTTTAGAAAGTCAGAGAAATACTCTTGCTTTTGTAATTCTGTAAACTTATCTGCTCTTGTAGCTACCATATTATCCCCCTGCAAACACGTTAGGGGAACCAGCTGCTACTGAAGTACAACCAGAAATGCCATCACCAATTCTACCAGCACCTTTACCATTAATGAATACTGTTGAAGAACCAGAAGCTATAGGTGCAGCATGAGAAGGACAAAATATACCACCAGGTAGTAAATGTGTTGTATTAACATCGCCTTGGCGACTCCAAGCAATTCCATTTACATATACATTAGGAGAACCTTGCGCTCTTGTCATACCTGAACAGTGAGATACGTCTGCATCACCTATTCTTGTTGCTGCTGGCATTATTTCTTTTCCCTTTTCATAAGCTCTTTTAGCTTATCGTTCCACTGATCGATTATATCATGCTCTTCGTGAGTATGTGGTCCTTCAGGAATCTCGGGCAAAAACTGTATAACATTATCAAAAGATTCGGGTATATCTTCATATTTAGTATATGTGTAGAGAACACCATTATCTAATATAATAAACTTGTGGTTCATGGATTAATGTCCACTCTGGAGCTGATAATTGTAATGTTCGAAGGTGTGATAGTTATAGTTGATCCACCAACTTTCAATGTTATTTTAGTATCGCTTTCTATCAATATATCATTAGAAGCTCTAAGTCTAGCTTTACCATCATCAAGCTGCATATCATAATTACCGCTTGATATATGAACGCCATACTCACCATTAATCATATCTACTTTATGACCAGTAACCTGTTGTACCAAATCACCGTTATAATTGTGGTTTGCTGAGCCAGTATGATCAGTAACTATGTTACCTTTTGTAACGTGAAACCCATCACCCTCAGATTGATTTATTTGAGAATCCTTGGTAGATTCGATCTTAGTACCACCACCACCAGTATACTGATTACCAGCAGTTTCTGAGTGACTACCACCTTCTGTAGCATCTCGTTTAGTACCGCTTACTTTAGTATCGCTATGACCATCAGTTGTTTGAGAAGTACCATCGGCATTATAGGTGTGTTGTTTACCTACAGTTACACTAACCTGAGCTCCATCAGGACCATGACCAGTGTAATTACCTGTTGGTAATACTTCAAATAAACATTCATTGCCTGGATCTAAACTTTTTAATACCTGATGTGCATGATCTTGATACACATGTAAATTTGGGTATTTACCTTTAAAAGGTATTTTAGGATGAGCGTTATTTGGATCGTATTCTGTTGTCATGGCTAACCTTTATCCGAATGCTGAACCAGTGGCTAATGGGCCAACGCCCTGAATAGATTGTTGATTGTCAATTATCTTCTGCGTGTCGTTCGTAATCATAGGAGCAGCTGCTCCAGCCCCAGCCGCTGCTGCATTATCTGCAGCTTGATTAGTTGCTGCTGCAAACGCTCCTGTTTCTCCTGATATCGACATATCTCCCTTAGCAACATTTTCATTGTATGCTTTTATTTGAGCATCCTGTTGTTCTGCTGGCTCAGCATCAACTGTTTTTTCCATTTCTTTTTTCTTCATAGCAAGTAAAGATTGATTTTTAGTATAATCGTTCATCGCTGCGCCTACTTTACCTGAATCTAAAACAGATTGTGGTAGATGTCCGCTCATCAATCCATTAATACCTTTTGATAAATTAGGTATAAGCTTACTTGCGAGACCAATAATACTTTTGAGATCAACACCTTTACCAAGAACTTTAGTAAGAGCGTCAGCTGATAATACATTAGTATGACCAGTAAGCGCAGAAGTAAGCTTGGTAATATCTCCAGGTGTTATAGAACTACTCTGCGATATTTTTGTAAGAATAGGACCAATCGTAGAAATTAATTGTGCTGCTGAATTAGCATGTACATGCGCTTGCGCAGTAGGATAATGAGGCTCGCTACCTCTTAGTGTGTAATTAATAGCTCCACTAGAAGAATCTTTCCATTGAATATAACCAGGATATGGCTCGCTATCCAAAGCAAAATATTGTTGTACGAATGTTGAAGCTGCTACTGCTACAATCAATTTTTCTGGTGGCGAACCTTTAACTGGATTAATTTTAGGAACGGTTGTACTTATAGCACTATGATTATAGCTTCCACCATTACTCATAGCTGTTTTCATAACAGTAGAAAGAGCAGAACGTAATGCGTTTTGAACAACTGGTGGAAGCTGACTACCACTTAAAACTTTTGTTAATGGACCAAGAACATTATTAAGACCAATCGATTTAGTTAATTCGCCAATAGCGCCTTGCAAACCACCACTCATGAGCTTACTAATACCATTAGGACTAGTCATACTCATCATTTTTTGAACTTGCGAAAACCCATCTACTGCATTTGGTAATACACGACTTTTCTTATCAGGGTCTACTTGTTTAACTACATCAAGAACATCAGATTTATCTTCTTTACTAGCTGATGCAGTAGTTGGCTTCTTAGGCTCTTTTAACTTTTCATCAACAGCAACTTTATTATCAACACCAGTAGCTGGTGTATATGTAGCGATAGTTTTATAACCATCTTCGTTATTGATTTTATTAATATCAATTTTACTACCGTACAAATTACTGAATGGATAGTTTGGTGTTGGATCAGAATAGTTTTGAGCAGCGCCTGGGATGCTACCTTTCTTGATGTCTATTTCAGGTATACCATCTGTAGTATCGCCACCTTCTTTAGGATCACCAGCTTTACCCAAGCTGCCAGTAATGATAGGTAGTTGGTGGTCTCTATCAAACCACTCTCCGTATACTTTAGAACCTTTTACTAATCCTAATGGTGTTTGACCAATTTTACCAAATGCAGCTGATGTAATTGGTTGCTTTGGAATAGCCCAATGGAGATCTTCATCCTTGATATTTTCTCTATCATCTTGTCTACCAATGATAC